GTATCTTTTGAAGGATTTGATGGATACTTTCCAGTGAGACATGAAAGAGGGGGTAACTTTTCTGAGGACGAAGTAAAAAAATGGTTAAAAAAATTATTTAAACAAGACCCCATAGTGATATGTCATAACGCTGTTTATGATTTAGGTTGGCTTCGACGTTGGGGTGTCGAATGTAATGTCACTAAAGTTTATGATACGTTAATCGCTGCACCACTTGTTGATGAGAATAGATTTAGTTATAGCTTAGACAATTTATCTAAAGATTATTTGGGAGAACGAAAGCAAGGAAATATTTTAGAGGAGTTCGGTAAGGAGCATGGATTTAAAGCTATTGAGAAAATGCATTTGGTTCCTGTGGAATACGCTGGAGTTTATGCAGAACAAGACACAAGGCTAACTTTGAAACTTTGGGAGTTTTTACGGGTTGAAATACAAAAGCAAGGACTAACTGATGTTTTTAATTTAGAAACAGATTTACTTCGACTGTTATTAGAGATGCGTTGGAAAGGTGTTCGTGTTGATTTAGAGAAGGCAGAAAAAACTAAAAAGTTTTTTAAGTCGGAAGAAGAAAAAATTTATAAGAAAATAAAAAAAGAAACTAACATTAATATTGATGCATCTGATATATATACGGCAGCTTCTTTACAAAAAGTTTTTGATAAACTTGGCGAGAAGTATGAGTACACAGAAAAAAATAAACAAGCCAAGATTAGTAATACAGCTATGAAAGAAAGCGATAATCCTTTGATTCAATCTCTCTCGGTAGCTAGAGAATACAATAAAGCTCATACCACTTTCATTGATTCTATTTTAAAGCATCAAGTTGATGGTAGAATCCATGCAGAAATTAATCAGTTAAAAGGGGAGTATGGTGGCACCGTCAGTGGTCGGTTGTCCATGAATAATCCTAACTTACAACAGGTCCCTGCTAGAAATGAAGCGATCGGTCCTAAAATCAGGTCTTTATTCTTACCAGAAGAAGGGCATAAATGGGCGTCTTTAGATTATTCTCAACAGGAGCCTAGACTACTCGTGCATTATGCCAAAAAACACGGTTTAGAGGGCGCTGAGACCTTAATTAAGTTCTTTCATGAAGGAAAGGACTTCCACCAGGTAACCGCTGATATGGCTCAAATATCAAGGAAAGAAGCCAAGACTATAGGATTAGGCTTAATGTATGGCATGGGTAAAGCTAAATTAGCAGCTTCACTTGATATCACCCCTGATGAGGCTCAAGCACTGAAGAAAAAATACAATGATAACGTTCATTTTTTAAATAGCATTATTGTTAGAGCTACAAGATACACCGAACAAAACGGATATATAAATACCCTGCTCGGAAGACGATGTCGTTTTGATCTTTGGGAAAGTAAAGACTTTCATGACAAAAGAATGATGTCTCACGAAAACGCCAAGAAAACTTGGCAGTGGAATGAAATGAAAAGAGCAGGAACCTATCGTGCATTGAATAG